AGCCATCTAAATTGCTCCTTGAAGCAAAGGGGTTAAAACAGTAGGCCTAAGTCTCCTTAGGTCCTCCAAACGTGACACGCGACTGGCGCTCAGGTTTCTGAATCGCCATCGAATGATGCTGGGTCTCCTTCATGAGATCATTATCGACCGCAGTCATTGCGTCGGTGTTCATCTTACCGAAGTAATCGTTGCGCTCTGCAATGGTCTCAACTGGGATACGAGCCAGCAACAGTCCTCCGACACCAAAAACACCTTCGTATCGGCCACTATCAATAGTGGGAGCTTCAAAATCAGGATATTCGTCACGACGAACCAACTCCCATCCCTCTCTTATTCGAGAGGAGACGTTCTTGCGGTCGTCAAAACCCCTAACTTCGGCTCGGATCCACCTATGCTTGTAGCCATCCGGTGCGGGGGGTGCGTCCAATAAGGACGGGGGGGCCCAGGGTTTGCGTTGCGGCTTCGCCGCTCTTGTCCGGGCTGCGCGTGGAGCGCGTTCAATAGATTCTTCAGCCATCGTCCGTTCTCCTAGCGTTTGTGTTTCGCGTACTGGTCGAGAGGAACCCCTAGTTTCTGTGCTATTGCGACTTCACTGGGAGTTAGCCTTACCGTCTTGCGCCCGGAGCTACCGGTGCGTGTTGCAGAAGCTACCGACTGTTGCAGTCGGCGTCCTCCGTTGCCCGAGTCAGACGAACCCTCAAACTTGTTAGGGAAAGCTTCTCGAATCCTTTTATCTATTTCAGTGTAGTACTCGGGGTTTTGAGTGTCAAAGCCTTCATCCTCAATCAAAGTCTTGTGGATTCCGAAGGCCGCGAAGGTCATGGCGTCGTCTTCCCCAAACCAAGCGTTGTTTGATGCCCACTTCTCTGCCTTAGCGTCGGGGCGGACAGGAACTTGCTGCTGGTTAACTTGTTGCTGTTGGGGATCTTGCTGTTGGACCTGCTGCTGGGCAACCTGCGCCTGGGCAGAGATCTGTTGTTTTGCCGCTCTGACGCGCTCTTCTTCAATAGCGAGTTGGGAAAGTTTCCTATTTAGGGATACCTGAGCCGCGGTGTCGTTTGTAGCTATCGCCGTCTCCAAGTCCCTCTCAATAGAACTGGACTGGGTGGCCACCCTATCGCCGTACTCGGCAACGTAGCCCGCGTCTAAGTCCTGGACCCGAGTCCGAAGGTTCTGGTTCTCATCCTGAACAGTCCGGGCGTAGCTAATCGCGGCTTCCTGCTGCCGCTCCGCCTCCCGTGCCTTCTTCGTGAGACGATCAATGCGCCGCCTCACCTTCTTGCTGTAGTCCTCGTGCTCTTCGTCATCACCGGAACCAGGATCAACGGGTTCCTGCGGCTCCTTGGCATCTTTGATTTCTTGGGAGGGGGAGTTTTCCAATGTCACCGACACCGATGGCCCCTCCGTAGGGATATCTACAACTAAGTCTTGGTCTTGCTCAGGCATGGTACGCTCCCATGTTAAAAGTGCAGGATATCATCCGGATCCTGGACAATGCCGATGATTTCGTCATCGTTTAGTATGCGGACGTCGCCGCCGTCGATCCTAAAACGGGCGCCCGCATATCGGCCGAAAATAACCCAGTCACGTTCCTTGCACCATGCTCCAGTGGGGAACTTTGACTTGTCCTCGTAGGCCAGGGGACCCACCTTGAGGACATAACCACAAACGGTAGCAACAGACTCCCTATCTACAACGGAATCCGGGAGGATAATTCCACCCTCTGTCTTTCCCTTGCCCTGATACGGGAGGATCAGGATCCGCCAACCAGTAGGGGACGGAATACGCTCCAGAGAGCTTTGGTCGAGTTTGTCAGGGTCCAAGACCCGCTTATCGACATCAACATAGGCTTTACTTATAGAGACAACATCTTCCGGCTTCGTAGCCTGAGATTTGTTAGACATCAGTCCGCCTTTTCTAAGATTTCTCTTAACTCTTGGCCTATGTAGTCTAAAGATTCCACGTTGCCAACCAATTGTTTGTACTCCTCGAAGTCTTTTGCTGTCCCCGCAACAAGCATCTCCGAAACTCTATCCCGACGTTCTTTGATTGACTTCAAAAGATGTTCCGCCAGTAGGATTCCGTCCATTATTCAACCACCCGCATTACCGCCTCAAGCCGCCTCGCTCTGGCAGTGACTTGCTGATACCACCTCGACGCGATCATCTCGTCTGCCGCAGTTTGCATGTCCCGCAAATTTATCGCCCGGATCATCTTCTTGAATTTGTTGAACCTTGGAAGCCCCAGGTTGAACATCATGTTCGCAACGACGAGTTGCACGTCTTCAGGCAGAGACCCAAAGTCATCAAAGGCTCGGTCGCAGTCACCGATGACGCACTCGATGTCCGAGTTGAACACCTGTTGAACTCGGTCTTCACTAACTTCAGTTCCCACGGGCTTGCCGTGCTCAATGTCCGCCTCAGTCACGAGGTGCCCGATGCCAAAAGTCGGGTAGCCTAAATGGTCTAGGTAGATTTCGTAGACGCACCCCTCGTCTCGCTCAAGATCTAGGCGAAGTTGCTCGACGTTCATCTGCCCTGCCCGTTGTACTTCTTGTGAGACAGCCGCTTGCCCTTGTTCTTAACGCGGGTGAGGGGACTGGAGCCGATGGATGTCCGCTTCTTAACAAACGCCGTCTTGGCTCCAGCCCCAGTAGCTTTCGTTGCCATCTAGTCTTGCACTCGCTCTTTAAGAACGACACCGACGATGCCGACCACGATAGCAATAACGGCAAGCCAATCTGCGTCCACCAAAACTCCAACCCCAAGAACTAGGGCGGCGACTGCCGCATAACTTGACGGCTCACTAACGCGAGAGAGTACCCATTGGAAAATCTTCATTTGCTTATTCCTTTTACCTTTTCAAAAGTTCTAAGTCCGCCCAACCCCAAAAGTCCCATCAGCACGGGCATCATCTCCCCTAAGTTTACAGCAGGAAGATCAATTAGGTATCCAGCCTGGGCTAATCCGAAGGTCAAGATTGGCTGTAGGACGTATGAATATGCAAGAGAAAATCCGCATGACCAACCAATAAATGGACGCCACCCAGATTGAAACCAGTTACCGCTCTTGGCGTCCGCTTCATTAATTTTAAGATTAGCAAGATCGATGTTAGCGAGGCTCTCTGTCAGCTTCGCTTCAATCTCGCGCTCGGCAGCCGCTCGCTTCTCTTTATCTTCAGGAAGGAAACGCCCCGCGACATCCATGATGGACGGGAGCAACGTGGTGATAAGTGGAATCATTTTGAATGATCCTTTGCTGGCTTTGAATAGTCTTTGTGCGATCCGTTGTGCATGGCCTTATTAGCCGCACTGTCTCTTTCCAGAACTTCTGTTCTCGCAAGAAGGCCGCCTAGCTCGCGGTTGCGGCGCTCCAACGCATCAGGCGATGACATGGTCGCCAGAATATGTAATCTTTGCTCGACTGTGCCCGACTTTGTTTCAAGCCTGTCAATCTTAGAATCCAGTCTTCTCAAGCGCACTTCAACGTCAGCGAGGGCTTCCGTCAAAGCTTTGACACTTTGGCGCACGACTGCGAACGCCGCAGCCACGCTGGCGATCATCCCACCTAGCGTCAGCAGGATTCTGAGCGAACTCTCATCCATTGAGGGGTCTCACTGTATAACAAGAACAAATTCCGCCGAGGCGGGTCTTGTTCAACAAACAGAGAATGTACCGCCCCGGATCGCGGCGCCCATGCCCCGGTTCTTACCGGACACAACAGTGCCCTTTTCGGTGTTCGGCGTCTTCTCAACTTCGGGGGCGTTGTAGGGAACATATCCCTGATCCTTCACAACAATGCCCTTGCGTACTACCCCTGCTGAATCTGCCATGACGATCTCCTATCTATTTTGTTTCATTGCTTCGCGTTCTCGCCCGGCCTGTATACGAGCTTGAACAATCTCTTCATTAGACTGGATCCGTTCCGCGCCAAGCCTTGCGGTTGACTCGGCCTTCTCAGCATCCAAAGCTAGCCTGGACTGGTCCATCTGTAGATCAGACGCATCTCGTTGCGCTTGTAGCTCAAGGTCTTTTTCCTTCAGAGCAATCAGAGGATCAGGTTGCCCGCCCCCAGAGATCTGAGTGCTGATCTGCTTCAACTCTTGCATTCCCTGAGACACGCGCTCCGCAACAAGAGACTCAATCTGTAGAGCCTCCTCTTCCGACGGAGCACGGCCCTGGAACTGCTGTGCCATCTGAGACATGACCTGCTCCTTAGCACTGAGAGAGACATGCTCCAACACATGCTTCTGCAAAGCCACCGCAACTTGCGGCATCTGAGAAACCGTTCCCGAAGACCCAAACACAAGATGAGACATTATGTGGGACATGTGGTTCTGGCCCTGGAAGGCAGACAGCGGCCTGTTGTCCAGAGAATCTGAGTTTTCCAGCGCCGGATCTTTTGGCTCTGGCTTCCCCTGATCTACGGGCTTCAGAATTGCGTCCACGTCTTTTACGCCTAGAGCCCTGTACATCCGCCTAAACGCCTCGTGCAAGTTATGTAAGTCAGGAGCCGCTTGAGCCAACTGAAGCTCCGTCTGCGCCAGAGTAACCCGCTGCGCCATCGAGAAGATGTTCGGGTCAGATACCGGTACGACATCTATCCGATCATCAAAGTCGGTAGCTTTAATCGTACGCTCTCCGCCAACGACGTTGTACGGATACTCCTCAGGCAAGTACTCGTTGAACACTGACGCTAAGAGTTGGAACTCGTCCTTCTGTGCGTAATGCAACCGCTTGTGAATTGCGGACATTACCTTGGCGCCCTGCTCCAACATTGCGATGGTAGTTCCAACCGCCGCCTGCTGATTGCCGTCTCCAACCTGGAGATTAGACACCGCAGCGAAGCGTTGTCCTGCCTCTACGCAGAACCCCATCAACTGGAACAGAGTCTGGTCCGCGCCCTTGTAAGGGAGCATCATTAACGAATCACGGATTGCTCCGCCCGGCGCGTCAACGTCGCGAAACTCGCCCGGCGAGAGAGGCTCGTCGTCGTTTCGGATGCGTAGCCCACGAGCCTTAAAGCCTGCGGGCAAGTTAGCCAAGGTCCCCGCGTCAACCAACTGACGCAGAGCCGCAGTAGCCGTCCGGCTCAGGCCGCCAATCATGTGGATCAAGCCGAGGCCGTAAAAACCAAAGCCCGGAAGGAACTTGAAGTGTACGAAGTACTGTTTCTTCTTACGACTTGGATCGTCTTCGTCGTAGTTGCGGCGGACGCTTAGTACCTTGCCAGCCTCTTCCGAGAGCGTGACGATGTACGGAAGCTTAATGCCCGTTGGCTCACCGTCGTCACCTAAGTCCTCGAAACCCTCTATGTCCAGATTTACGTGGCACTCCAGTAAAGTGACATCAGCATCGAGGTACGTTGGCTCGACGCCTGTTATCTCGTCCATCTCCTCTTTAACGGAGGATGGATCGGACTGAGACGAGAATACGGGGGTATCTAAGTAGAAACCGGCAATTTGCTTCTTCCGAAGATCGTTTTCGGTCACTTGGAGCACGTGAGTGACGTTCTCG